AACGTTCCGCTGGTCCACAAAGGTCTGAAAAGTCTTCTTGAGGTCAGTGGGAAGGATAGTGTCAGCAATGGCCTTGGGACGATACTTTTCACACCACAAAAATTGTTCAAGCACGGAAGCTTCCTTTCATGATAAATAGCGGGAAGGTGAAAGTTGCGAGCAATCACCTCCCCTAAGCACAACAACCTGTTCAGGAGGTTAGCATGCCTATTGTATATAGGATTACAAACAAAGTCAATGGTAAAACTTACATAGGTAAGTCTACCAAGACCTTAGAAGAACGTCTTACAAGACACTTCTATAACCATAGAACCTCAAACACATATCTGTATAAGGCCATGCGAAAGTATGGCATAGAGAACTTTTCTGGAGAGGTTTTAGAGGAAACCACCCTAGAAAATCTAGACGCACAAGAGCGTTCATGGATTGCAATGCACAACCCTGAGTATAATATGACAACTGGTGGTGAAGGAGGAGATACATCAAAATCTCCTAACTACATCAGCGGAATGGCAAAGAGGGATATGTCTGGGTCTAAAAATCCTATGTATGGAAGAAAAAGACCTGATAATGCCGCAATACTAAAATCCGCAAGACACCTAATGATAAAAGCCAACAGCTGCCCAGTGATTTGCGAAGGTAAGGAATTTGCATCTGTTGGTGCTGCTCAAGCTGCTTATCCAGGTATCAGTATAAGCAAGCGTCTAAATAGTCCAAAATATCCAGAGTTCTATCGTCTTAGAGAGAGAACTAGACGAAAGTAAACTGCTCAAGCATGATCAGTCCTCAATCTTGATGATACGGTGATTCTGTAGAACGGTCGTGCCATAGGGCTCGCAAGGAACATCAACTCGCTCCTTGTACTCATAGGTCCTATCCACACAGGCACGAGTTCCCCAGTCATAATCGCGGTACGTTTGTGTCTTGACCTCACCGGTTTCCACAGACTTGGTGGCTCTAATACCACGAACACGAGTGAGAACGACCTCACCATCATCGTCCTTGAACACGCCGTCGAACCATGCCTTACGCATACGCACACGCTTGTAGGCATAGGTAACATAAGCGACTCGGTCACCCGGATTGATAGTCTGACCGAGCTCTGTCACAAACGGTTCAGCAATAAAATTATGAATAGTCTTGCCCATCACATGTCTCCATCATGAAAAATGTGACCCGGTCTCGGTGCACAAGGTCTAGAAACCATCAGTTCCCAGAACATGCACCGAGTCCGGGTCATTACATCAGAAGCTGCTGGACTGCTCGATAGCGATCCAGTAGGTAGCCTCTGTTCCGGTAAACTGCGAGATCCCCTTGGAAGAGATCTGCACGCTGTAGTCACCGTCGATCGTCTTAATATTCTCTGCACGGAACACGGCACGGAAGGCACGGTCAGTCTCACCGATATCCACGCTGTAGGTGTCCGCAGAGGGATTCTTAACATCAATGGCCTGGAGAGTCAACTTCTCACTGTCACCGACAATGGCGAGCTCGGGAAGACCAAGTACGCTCATAGCCTTCAGAACGTCCTGCATGGCCTTATTGGTCACAGTGCACTCCACGTCGACCGACGGGAGCTTGATGTCCTTCTCGGGCGGGGCAAGGATGATAGCGGGATCACTGTAGTGATAGGTGATCGACCCGCCACGGGCGCCGCGGATGACTGCGGCCGACTCACCGAACTCGACGTCGGGATCCTCGAACAGGGACAGAGCGCTCAGGAACCGACTGAGGTTATAGATCGGAATGACCCGATCAAACTCAGTCGGTACCTGAGCCTTAGCGAGCACCGTCTTGTTGGTTGCAATCGAAGCCAGGGTGTTACCTGGCTTGATCGTGATGGACGGATTGATGGTCGAAAAGTTCTTCAGAATGAGAAGAGTCTTAGGCGAAAGCTTCAAGTTCAGTCTCCATCATGTATGTTGTCAGTATGATCAATGTATCACAATACTGGTGTATTGTAAATTACTTCTTCTTCTTTTTAAGCATTCCAGTGTCCGCTGTGGCGGGAGCTCCGATCTGAGCCAGATCAATGAGCGACCCACCAAAGATATAAGAGCCGACGTGCTGCAGCTTCATCCACGGGCAGTAGTAGATCTTGTTGCCGATCTCTTGGAGCTTCTTACAGAACCAGTAATCCTCGGACAGGTAGCGCTTCGACTCGGGATCGATCTCTGCCTGGAAGTACTGCATGATTTCGCGAGAGCCGTCGAACGCTTCGGTGCGAACGTGATCGGGCTTGTAGCTATACTGAGGGAACAACTTTTCAAAGTTCTCGAAGGCAGAGCGCCGAGTCATCATGAAGCCCGTGCCGACCTCTGAAACCTCAACTGGCTGGTCGATCCGGATGGAACCAGAGCCCGCCTTAGGATTAAACACATAGTCACCGACATAGCGCTCAAGCACATTGGGGTCCTCGTCTGCCATGCCCTTGTCGACTGCCAGCTTGATCTTTTCCCACGAGATGCACTTCTTAGGATAAGGACCGGCAATGACATCGTAGTCGGAATCATCACCCTGAAGGGCAAGCATTGCCAGTACGTCACGGGGATCAAAGCCGATGTCAGAGTCAATGAACATCAGATGTGTGCAGCCTGATCGCATGAACTCGTCGACAATATAGTTGCGTGCTCGGGTGATTAAGCTCTCGTTGAACAGGAAGTAAGAGCGCATCTCGACGCCGTGGCTGGTGCACATGGCCGTGAGGTCGGCAACCGACTTGGCAAAAAGTCCCGCACAAGCACCACCATACATTGGAACTCCAAGAAAGAGCTTACGCTTACGGAGTTCTTCAATAGAGATAGAAATTTCCATGATCAATCCTTGTTGTGATGAATGTTGTGGTGGTTCATGGCAAGTACTGTATAGTGAAGGACCTCCATCAGATCGTCCTTACTATGACCGTTCTTCTTGCCGTATCTGGATGCATACTTGATGATGTTGCCGATGTAGAACCCTTCGGCGTGACCCGAAGAAATGATCAGGTCCTGAGCCTGAACATTGTCATCGTAATGACTGCCGTAGGTCTTCTTGATATAGTTAAACAGCTCGTCCAGGATCTGACCCTCGTTGTACTTGAATTGGGTCTTTACCTCTTGCAGCATGTTCTGTGGATATTTATCCATCAGTATCTCTCCCAAATGTGTTACTGAACTTTACGTTTTGTTCTATCTCCCTGGCATCCTTCTCATACGTCCTGCGGTACTCATTGTTGGCTCGAATGACCTCCTTGAGGACCGTCATGTCGACACCCACACCATCTGCAAAGTGAGCCAGTGCAGAGGTGTCCTTGGGGAAGCATGCCCCACCGAAGCCACGCTTGCCGTCAAAGCCAGGGACAGTCGTGTGAGATCTACCGATCCGATCGTCTGCTGTAATGGCTCCGATGACCTTACCAAAGTTTGCAGAGTGTCCGTTCACCACGTCATAAAACTGGTTAAACCAGAGGACCTTGCTAGCAAGAAAGCTGTTGATACCGTACTTGACAAAGCTAGCGTCCACCGCAGACATGTGGTATGTAGGGCAGGGCTTGCACAGGCTGTAGAACTTGTAGAGATGCTCGACCTCGTCAGTAGCTACTGGATTGCCACCGAATACGTGCATGGTCGGATTGACAAAGTCCTCGTTGGCGCTCTTCTCGGTCAGAAACTCAGGGTTGTAGACCAATCGAGTGGAAAAGTTCTCGACCCAGAGGTCTTGAATGATGTCTGGGGTTACGGTCGATTTGACAATGACAATACCAATTGAGTGTTTCCTGAGTTCAGACATGACCGACGTGATGATCGATGCATCAATTCGACCATTGGTTCCCATAGGGGTGGGGACGCAGACAAATGTAAAGTCTTGCTGCCCTAGATCAGATACGCTGTTGCCGTATCTAGGATCAATAATAGTCTTCTGACACATGTTGTCAGGAAAGCCGTAGTCGACTGCCTTCCCGACAAATCCGTGTCCAACAATTCCAATCTTCATCAGTTCACTCCATAATAATGCTTGTACCACTCAGCAAATTTAGCCACGCCCTCGGGGATAGAAGTCTGGGGCTTCCAACCGAGGGCTTGGATCTTGGTGGTGTCCGACCAAGTCTCTAGGGTATCAGCAGGGTGATGCGGGACAAGGTTCTTCTTGATCTCTCGACCGAAGTTCTTTTCGATCTCACCGATGAAGTCCATCAATTCAACTTGCTGACCCCGACCGATATTGTAGATCTCGTGCTGTGGATCATCGACTGTGAGTGCTCGGTTGATGATTACCTTAATGCCAGCAACAATATCATCCACGTAAGTAAAGTCACGTTTCATATCACCGTAGTTGTAAACGTCGATTTGCTTGCCCCTTACAGCCGCATCGGCAAACTGAAAGAGAGCCATATCGGGTCGACCGTAAGGACCATAGACGGTGAAGAAGCGTAGACCGATGGTCTTGTCCAGACCGCTGGTCATAAACTGGCACTCGTTGGTGCGCTTGGTGTATCCATATGGATTCAGCTGATGACCTGTCGGTTCATCTTCTCGCCAGGGAAGAGAGTTGCCAGCCATGACACACGAGGTCGAAGCGTAGACAACCCGACCGAACTTGTTTTCCTTACAGTAATTTATGAGATTCTGAGTGCCGACAATGTTGTTCTCGATATATTCACCTGCATTGTCGTACGAGTGTCGAACACCGACTGAAGCAGCTAGATGGATGACCAGATCAAATTCCATGAACCGAAGCGAATTGTCAATCTGATCCCAGTGCCGAAGATCTGCCTTCATGACAATCACGTCATTGAAGTCCAAGATCTTGGCACGATGGCGCTTCAGGTCGACGTCATAGTAGTTGTTAAAGTTGTCCAGACCGGTCACCAAGTGATCATCTGCCTTGAGTGCAAGTGATAGGTGAAAGCCGATGAAGCCAGCGGCTCCGGTGACAAGGATCCTAGCCATTAGAAGTTCTTTCGGCCCTTGGGGTAGACCGCAGTAGAGTACTCGGGGTCCTCATATACCTCGGGGGTGTCCCACTGGCGGATGAGCTTCATGCCGTAGTTGTCAGTCTTGTTCAAGACCTCTACATCCTTCTTTAGAATAAGTGGATTCAGACGGGCAGGCTGACCGTGCTGGTTGATGATTGCATCAAGGTCCACGTGATGATGCACTCTACCATACCTTTCCTGTAAAGTCACCACATCTGGATGCATCTCGACAAGCATTTGGGACTTCTTGAGTGACGCATCTTCTTGGTAGTTGTTGTAGACCTCGGAGGTGTTACCGCCCTTTACGGTGCCGGTTCTGGCCTTACCGCACAAGAAGGAGTAGAGTAGCATGGTACAGAGACCGTCCTTGAGCACTCGAATGGACAGGTCCACGTCCTCGTTGTATCGACCACGCCAGCGGTGAGGGATACTGTTCTGGATCAAGAAGCAGGACATGATCCGAGTGTTCAGGATGTATGGCGGATAGGGGTAGTCGTCAACGCAGAAGAACTTGTACTGGTGACCGGCAAGCGCCACGTTCTCAAAGCGATCGACAAAGTCCTCGGTGGCACGGAAGCACGCACTGCCCTGCTCGATCCGGTACCGTTTATTCTGGTGAAAGCGCCACCACTCGAAGATGTTGTCGTCGAGCAGCCAGTGCCGATCATAGCCGTGAGCAATGGAGTGCTCCCAGCACCAGTTACGAGCGGGACCAGAGCCCTTGCCGTGGTTACTGAACGGGAGGGCCAAGACCTTC